TCTTCATAGTCAGCGTCATCATGTTCTAGCCAATCAAGCCCGCCTGCTCCGAAGTCTGCAAGGATAGAACGAATAGAATCTTCGTCGTACCCTTCTACACCAATCATCCCTTCTACATCCTCGCGCGTAAGATGATGAAGCTCAATGATAGGCATGTTCTGAATGTCATCGCCCCAAGGCGCCCAATAGAATTTATACGGGTCGACCCTTTCCCACTCGTCGCGCAGTATATCAACCGCCGCGAGTCCGCCTTGTGCAAAGTTCAGCACCTTACGTTTGCGAGGTGTTGGTCCTTTCAATACTGCATACGGGAACGTAGCAATATCGTTAGTAAACTCAAACAATGCTTTGATGAAGCCGCCTTCTACAAGCTGGTCTTCCATTTTCTTTTCCATACGCTCGACACGTTTTTCTGCCTCGTATGTAAGTTCTCGCATCGCAGTATCTTTCATACCGCCTGCAAGTTCTTTAAGCTGCATAGGGTCTAACTGTTGCCCGCCTGCTTCGTAGTACTGTTGCAATGTACCTTGCATGATACGCTGCATACGTTGAGCTAAGTCAGGTGGAACTTCAGGAATTGGGGTAGGTGTGATTGACCAAGGTTTATCTGCGCCGGTACCTAGAAGAGTGTCACGCAACCATGCTGTTGCTGTTCGACACTTAGTACTGACGATACCCATAAAAATTTCCGAACCGCCTTGCTCTCGAATCTCTGCAAGTTTTTGCGGGTCGTACTCCATGTTACGAGCGCGAATACAATCTGTAAGTCTTTCTTCAATGGCGTCTTGCTTGTGGTCACGCATAATTTCCCATCGACGCCTTACGTGGGATGCAAGTCCCTTAATAAGAGTCTGTTGCTGCTTCTCTTCAGAAGCGCGTTTAGCTGCGGCCTCTAAATCAGAGGCTCTCGCTACGGGAATTAGTTGCGGGCCTAGTGCCATATCAATCACTCATATAAGTTGTTATCAATTTACCAGTGAACTGTAAACATGTCAACCAATTAAGTCCAACCTACGGCTGATACCTTTACAACCTCCCTGCGTCCAATAGAAGCCATTTGACCTCCAAATCTCTCTCCGCCATCTGCATGTAAACACAAATATTGGAACGCGTCAGCAATATCTGACCACGGATGGGATTTTTCCGGACTTTCGTCCTTAACCCCTTTACTATTTATTTTATACCTATATTTTCCGGCTAGGGCCTGAATTAACGAATTTGCGTTAACTGGGTCCACTACCAGTCCATATTTTCCATCGACAACTCTAGTCATAAACTTCTCTACCGCCGCTAGTCGCGCCGCTACAGAGTTTGTCTTCGCAGGTTTAACGACGAATCCTTCCGCCTTATAAATATCTGCTACAGTACGTTCGTCTGTCTGAACTCGTTGGAACGCTGCCGGGTCAATTATAACTAGACTTCGGCGCCCCGAAAATTTATTTGACAGAAGTGGTTTTAATTTTTCACGGACGAAACGCAATGCTCCCATCCCGTCTGAGACAAGCGCGTCGTAAACGACTAGCCTTCCGTCGTACGCGAGCTGCCCAATCACCGCCGCCGGTGTCAGACCAGCGTCCACACCAATCAGAAGAGGAGCATCCGAAAAAATCGGATTGATTTCATCTTTGGCAGTGTGAGTAGTTCTATCGAACGCACGGAACACAGGTTGTCCTGAAAGCGACTTACCGAATTTTGCATGGATGTAAACATCAACCCAATCTTCCGTCTTACCTTCAGCAAGGTTCTCATAGTAGTCCATAGGAAGAAAGTCTAACCAATCTGCCTCAGGAGAAAGACCCGACGGTTGAATTGTCACGTGGGTATTTTCTGGGGGTTCGTTAATTAAATCTTCCCAAAAAGTATCTTGGTCCGGGGGGTTAGTCATTCCCCACAAATGCGCGTTCGGCTTGCCGTCATCCGTTTGGCACCCGACACCATTCATCATTTTATCGGGGTAACGACCGAGACGACCTTGTGCAGCATTAAAGATGTCAGGGTGAATTTCTCGGAACTCGTCAAAAATAAAGAAGCTAGCCTGTAGCGACAGTAGTCGCCTTACGTCGTTAGCATCATCAAGACCACGGAACAAAACTTCACATTCGATGTCCCCGACTTTAATTAGAAATTTATATTCGGTCTTCATAAAGCTACCCATAACACCGTCGGGTATCCACTTCATAAAATCCGGAATAGATGTGTCACGTAATTGCTCTCGCGTATTACGAACCCAAATTGCACGAGACCGTCTGACACCATCTTTACATGGAGCCATCTGAGACGCGTGGTGAATAATCTTCATAATGCCCGCTGTGGTTTTAGTCGAGCCAACGGGTCCTACAACAAGCGAAATAAATTTATCGGAATAAAAAAATCCGTCTAACGATTCTATGACTTCAAAGTTTACTTCATGCGTCATCAGTTGCTACCGGTTCTGACTTACCTTCGATAGTTATAGCACCTTCGGTATCTTTTGCTCGTGTAATATTTATTACTACCTGCGGGCCTGTACCAAAGGTCTCGGCTTTACTATCGGGTTCTAGTTTACCCATCTTGTTCAGGAGTTTTTGGAACTCTAAACGTGTAGCAGGGTTTATATCGGGGTTCTGCATGTGACGGAACAAATTATCTAAATTCACCGCGCCCATCAAACGAGCGAGGGTCTCCATCTTCGTTGGGTCCTCTTCAATCATCTGAAGTTGACCGCGTGAGAGGATAGGCTTCTCCCGAAACTCAGGGTCTTTAAATTTATCTACTTGAGCGCTCATGCCACCATCTAATCAAATTAGTAACACATTGTATATTAAATAATACACGAAATTACGCAATATGTTTATATGAAATGGGTCGATTTGTCAAAACCTGTTAATAATCAATAGGTTACAAGACAAAGTTCGCGTAAAAGTTGAATTTGCTAAAAAATAGGGGTCGCTCTACACGGACTACCTAAGGCTGGGTGGGTGGGGGTCCCCCCGTCGGTCCCTGTCCCCCCCTTTATCATCATCTGCCTATAGTGTAGACGAAAATCCGCTGAGTCACTTGACTGTCATGCGAAAAGTCTGCCACCACACGGGAGATTGCGTTCGCCCCTTGCGGGAGTGGAATCGGTAGCGATAGTTGCCGCCTAAGCACCGCGCGAACAGTAACGGGGAATCACGCGTCTCACCCTACGATACACGAAAGCGTATCGCGTCTAAGGGTTTGTTCGGGTAATGCCGGAAAACTTTGTACCGTTAACAGCGGTTAGTGACTTGTTCCGTTCGGTGTAGTCCCTCTGATGGCGACCTCTCTCACACTGCGTGATGATAAAAGGTTCAGACCCCTAGTCGCTAAATTAACGGGAAAATGACTGAGACATGTATTTCGCGCGTAACGCGCTAATGTTACGCGCGAAGTGCGTTTCTCTAAACACATGGGCGGTCTGTGTGTTTAGCGAAGCGCATCGCTTCAAATCAACAAAACCTTATGGAGATAATTATGCTAAATCAATCAGAACTTAAGAGCAAAATCGCAGGCATCAAAAAGTCTGCAAACTCAATCCGCGCAAACGTGCAAACCGTTGCATGCAATATCGCGGGTCATGCGTATGAACACGGCGACGTGACATTGTACGCAAAACTGTACGACGCAATGGGTGGATTGAACAAAAAGAAATTCGTGCAATGGGTGCATGAGTTCGGGTTCGCACGTCTACAAAAAGACGGTTCATTCAAACTTGACAAGAAAGCACGTGAGTCTGCCGAGTTTACATCGGGTGATGAAGTGGTTGAGTACTTAACCACAGAAGTACGTGCATGGTACGAGAACGAAGAAACTGCCGAGCAAATACTTAAGGCGCTCGACGTGGAAGCACGTATCAACTCACTTGCCAAGCAGATTGCATCGGGTCAGTACGACGTGAAAGTCGACAACACAGGCATCGACGTTGCAATGGCAAACCTTAACAACGCTATCAAAGAGGCGGCATAAGGTCGAATAGGTAACTGTTTAGGCAGTTACCTATTAAGACAGTCCATGTTGCGGTTGTGTTCCAACTGTCTCATGGATTGTCTTAATAGGTATCGCTAGGTTTTATGCGGGTTCCAAGCACGTAATAAGACAATAAGACAATAAGACAATAGATAATAATAATGTTCGGGAGAGTAGAGACATAGAGAGATGATGTCAAAACGCCCGTGAGATTTGGTTTACCCTCACATTATTACAATCTACTGTCTTTATGTCTCACAAGTATCGAAACCTATTGATATTAAACGACTAAGACGTTTTCAAATTGTCTTAATTAACACACAAAAAGGAGGTGACAAATGTCTTATTGGCAGATGTTTATACGCGCCGTAGGTGTAACGCTTGCGGCGATTGTTTTCGGGTTCGGGTTTCTATTGCTCATACTCAACTGGATGTCCGGTTGCGGTGAAGCGTTCCCGTACTACGACAAACAGGGTCAACTTCAATACGTCGAGGGTGAATGTATTGGACCGATTGAACTGTTCCAAGAACCAACTGAGGAGGAGTTAAGGAAATGGCAACAAATAAAATAGCAAACCGTGACGCCTCAGAATATACAACTGAGCGTACTGCGTTCGAGGGTAACAACTTGTACGCACGTAACGAGGGTGATTTGTATGTCGTGTATTCGTACAGGGACAACTACCCAATCTTTATATACGACACCCAAACCGACGTTTGGATTGAGAACGAGACAAAGTACTCGCCGACTACATCTAAGCATGTAACCCAATCACGTCCCGACGCCGAAGATATACACCGCTTGCCACTTGATGAGATTAACAACGTCTTATCGTCGGGCGGTTACGTTCCCTACTGCGCCAATAGATGCGCTACGTGGGATACTTTCTTATCAAACTAATAAGGAGTTAACTTGTTATGAATGAGATAACTGTAGAGGTACGCAATGTGTACGGTAACGACCTTGTGTACCCGATATGTGAGAAAGCAAAGATATTCGCAAGGATTGCGGGTACATCGACGCTAACACAATCAACTGTACAACATGTTAAAGCGTTGGGTTATACAGTTCGTGTGTCAGCACCGACAACGCTATGAATATCTTTGTATTGCACACCAACCCAATACTTGCGGCGCAGATGCAATGTGACAAACACGTTGTAAAGATGCCGCTTGAATTGGGTCAACTGTTATGCACCGCGCATCACCAACTGGGCAACGGTAACGACGACATATACAAACCAACGCACGTCAATCACCCGTGTTCAATTTGGGTTCGACAGTCGGTGTCTAATTATATGTGGGCGTACGAGCATTTCGTAGCACTAGCAAACGAGTACACGTACAGATACTTCAAGCGACACAAAACATATACAACGCTTGTAGATTTTCTACGTACGCCACCACCAGATTTGTCCGACGACGGACTAACGACATTCGCTCTGGCAATGCCAGACGAATACAAGCAAGACGACGACGCGGTTGCATCGTACCGTGCGTACTATCTAGGCGACAAAGTCGAACTCTTGCATTACACGCGCAGAGAAAAACCAAACTGGATTATATCCGCTTGACTTCTTATGCGTTTACCTGTATTCTTATGTGTGCTAATGTGTACAAATAAGAATGAGTCAAAAACTAGGAGAGACTAATATGCCAAGTATCAACCTGGTAATCGAGATGGCGACGATTAGTCTTGCTCATGAAACTACGGCGGTTACGCTCATCAAAGGAAAACCGGGCGAA